AGCCCGCCGCCACCGTGCCGTTCACGCGAGCGCCGACCAGGGCCGTCTGCAAGTAGGCGCTGCCGTCATGGGCTTTGAAGGCGAACGAGTTGATGAAGTCCTGATCGGCCACTGTGGTCAAGGCGCCGACCACGCCGCGCGCCTTGTAGCCGGATTGCAGGGCGCCGGCAGCATTGCCCGAAACCTGAGTGATACCGATGCCGCGCGTGGCACCTGTCCCGGTATCGGTGATCAGGATGCCAGTGCCGTCCCAGGTCAGATTCGCATCCCCGGTCAGCGTGCCATTGGCCGCTCCGTAGCCCACCTGCGTCGCCGCCAGCGCCGCGCCCTGCCCCGGTGGCCCAGGCGGTCCCTGTTCGCCTTCGTCGCCGACGCCGAGCAGGTAGCCGGCGATCAGTTGCCCGGATGGTCCAGTCGCGCCTGTCGCGCCCGCCGCACCCGCCGGCCCCGGCGCGCCGAAGATGAAGCCGTCCTCGCCCGGTTCGCCCGGCATCCCCGGCGGACCCGCTGCGCCCGAGCCGCTGCTCACCACATTGCCCACCTTGCGCGGGGTATTGCCGAGCGTCATTTCCAGCGCCCAGAGGCGTTGATTGGTATCGCGGAATTGGTCGTAAAGGGCTTGCAGCAGTCGGCGGTCGGCCTCTGTAGCGGTCGGCGAGAGTTCCGGCAGGCGTACGTCTTCGGTGCGATTAATGCTCAATTGGTCCCCGCCGCAACGAAAGTTGGTTCAATGTCGATCAACTCGTAATCAACAATCCCGCCCAAACTCAATTGGAAGCAGTTAGCGGTTGTCCCACCCAACGCCAAAGTATCGAAGCGATAATTTGCGTCCATCGCAACCGGCCCAAGAAATGTTAGATCGCCCTCCGTCGCGCTGGTGGATACCGAGCAATTGAACGTCGCAATAGAGGATGGGCGAACGGCGTAGTGCGGCGTAACCCTGGTGAGAGTAGAAAGTTTTCCGCGCTGCCCAAAAATTCCAGTCGTCACATTCGTATTCGACGATTTGCTGGTGAAACGATTGAAAGGATTTCCTTGAACAAAGTATAGAGTGCGCAGATTGGTATGGCTGTTGCTCACCCCGCCGAACGAGTGGCCGACACCGAAGTAATTGGTATTGGTGTCGCAGAATGTCGGTTGATTGCTGTTACTTCCAGTCGTGACTAACTTGCCCCACCTATTCAAGCGAAAATCCCAAACAAAAATGTAGCCGCTGGCAACGCCTGAGAACCACACTGAGCTATTGTATTCATCGTAGGCCACCTGCATCGCCTTGCCGCCATCGGTGAGGTAGTCGCGGATCAGTGAGTAGATGCCGTCAGTGATTGGATATGGTCGGCTGCCGTCGTAGAGATAGATGTTGTTGCGATCAACAAACACCAAGCCCCGGTCGATGTTGACGCAGGAACGATGGCTCAAGCAGCCGATGCTGCTGCTGATGCGTTGGAAGTCCCAGATCGGCGAGTACGTGCCGGTGCCAACGTAGCGGCCGTAATACATGGAACTGCCTTTGAACACCACTATGCCGTCGCGGAACGCTTCGACGCAGGTGATCGGTCCCGGCGTATCGTTGAACTGCGCATAGGACGCCTGCGTAGTGAGTGGCGACGGCACCCAATTGGTATAGTCGCCGAGTGCGCACCAGGCGAGAATGTCAGGCGAGCCAGTTACCGTTGACCAGTTCCCGCAGCCGCCGATGAAGGCGAAGTTCTGCGCTGCACAGCAAGTAATACCGGATGGAGCGCCAGCCAAATCGGCGAATTTGGTCGCCGCGCTAAGGTCCGTTGCGGAACGATTCTGCGTAGCATTGCCCTGATTTACGGCAATGATCATATCCCCGAACGCGCAAATATCCCATGCGGCCGGAGAATCTTCGCCCCATAGATAACCGCCACCGCCAATAGAGTAACCGCCGCCCTTGGATACATCCTGGAATCCGGAAATTTTATTGAAGATGCTGATCTTGTGATTGGTGGCAACCAAGAGTATCCCACCCGAAGACCCAAGCCAGCGGGTTGCAAAAATCTTGGCCGGGTAGGTTTCTCCGGCACCGTCAAGGCTATAGGTGAAAGCCGTATAGGCGGTCTCGCCATACGCTACCTTGTAGCCTCTTGCCGATGGAACCATATCCTGCAAGTCCGTCACCAGCCCCGGCGTGCGCGGATCAAGATCGGGCCGGTAGTCGAGCATTAGGCCGCCGTGATTTGCAGCGCGCCGCCACCGAAGCGCACGCGCTTATCCGAGGTCCGCAGGCCGTTGACCGCTGAGTTGTAACCGGCGATCACCTTCTGCAACTGCCCGTCGTCATGGGCGAATACCCCGCCGTGCAGCAACGATCCGAACAGGTACACGTCCGGGTGATTCGTCAGCAGCCAGTTCACCCCGCCCGAGAGCGGTCCGATCTTCTGGTAGTAGAGAATCTTCATCGTCAGGCCAGCGGAGGGCGCTGGGCCGAGCCGGATCGAGCCGGCTTCCATGGTGTAGTTCTTGGGATTCGCGGTCGTCGTCGAGGTGTAGGTCAGGTCCATCACCTCGGGCGTCATGTACTCCAACTTCTTCGTCGGCGCCCAGGTGCCCTTGATCGAGCGCAGTTCCAGGAAGTCGGTCGGAACCGTCGTGTACTCGCTGCACGATACCGTTGTGTTCGCCTCTTGCGAGAAGTGGCGGAACGGCTGCGATTCGGAGAAGCCGCGATTGAAAGCAGCCTCGGCCAGAGTGATGAACTCCGGCAGGCGCGCGGTCAGATCGCTACGCTGCGTCCAGTTGGTAATTGCGGTCTGAAGTTCGGCGAAACTCGATATGCTCATTGGCGCTCACCACCACAAAGAATCCATGCTGCACTTTCTGGAATACCTGCAAGTCCCAGCGCGCGAGCAACTTCGGCAGCCACCACGATGCGGGCTCTTGAATCAGATGCGCGTTGCGGCCATCGGAGAGCGTGCGCACGGCGGGCGTGGTGGCGATGGAATAGAAGCCGATCTCCAGCGTCAACGCCTGCAAGTCGTCCAGCACTTCGTCCAGACATTCCGGCTCGATATGCTCCAGCACGTCGAGACAGCAGACCATTTGGGATGGCAGAGGTCTTCCTGCCAGGGAAGGAATTGCCGGATCATAGGCTTGGAGAGTCAGCGCATGATCGGCCTGCAAGTGCTTAAACAGCCTGCACTTGCCAGCTCCATAGTCCAGTAGTTCGGCTATTTCGAGCTGATTGACAAGCTTCGACACAAACGGCGCGTAGAGCTTGCTGGCAACACCATACTCCGGGTCTGTATGGGCGTCAACCTGCGTCTGGAGATAGGATGGGGTGATCAGCATCATCCGGTCGCCTTCATCGCGCGGCCCCAGACGGCGAACCATTCGTCGGCGTGCGGGGCGTTGGCATGAGCCGGGAAAGCCGGAATGCCGGCCGTGAAGTGCAGAATATGGGCATCGCGGTTCAAGCCGTGTTCATCGGCCAACCAGTTCCACTCGATCGGCAGTTCGCCGATGAACTGGTCCGGGATGAAGCGCAGTTGCAGGCTTGCCAGGTCCGATCCCGCATTCTTCCAGGCGAAGTGGGCGCAGTTGATCAACATCACCGAGGCCCATTGCTTGCGCGGGTAGTCCTCGTTCTGGCACTCCATCGACGTGCCGACATACTTGACCGGGTGCTTGGTCGCGTAGGCATGCTTGACCACCTGCACCGCCATTTTCGGGTCGCGCAAGGCTTCCAGATCCGCCAAATCACGCCGGCAGAGCATATCGGCCCCGTCCATGAAGATCGCGCCGCCGACGTAGCCGCAGAGGCGGGGCACAGCAAAGCGGGCGAAAGTGAACCGGTTGGAACCAACGCTGCGATCGGCGACCGGCAACTGCCGCGACGATAGTGGGGTGATAGCAATCGGGATCGAGGCGTGTTCCAGGACCGACTGGGTAAAAGTGTGCAGCCCCGCCGCTTCGCGTTCATCCCATCCGACAAAGAGGAGGATTGGTTCAGCCATCTGAAAATGCGTCTACAACACGGATAGACTTTTTGCCAGTTCGCGCCCCGTAGCATGATTCGGCTTTTTCACGATATGTTTCAATGCTGTCGGTGTCTGGGGACGACGTTCCTACGTCGTCTTTAAGGTCCGTTCTATACACTCTCGTCCAAACCCCATTCCACAACACTTCTATGCGCCCAGCTTTTTTTCTGCTCTCACCGGTAAGTGCTGCTATCGTTTCTTTACGAGAGAGATCAACTGCATAGCCGAAAAACTGCTTCTGGTCTTTCGTACTACGCAGAAATTCTTCGCGCTCCCCAGCATTCCTATCTTTGCGCTCTTGGATTAGTTGCGTAAGCGCAACACACAACACTTCGGCCTCTTGCGGATAGAGAGAATTAGACATAGGCGACGCACTCTTGGCAGGGCGTGCCGGTCACGTCCTTTTTCAGATGCGCTTCCCGCAGTGCAACAAAATGCGGGGAATGCCAGGCTTCCATGAAGGTTTGTTGGGTCAAATCACCCATTTTCCAGCGCGCATCGGCGTCAAAGCAGCAGGCCGACAGGTAGCCATCCGCGGTGACATGGCCTTCGGTGAAAGCCGACCAGCACGGCAAAGGCTCGCGGAGGGCGTCGAGCCTACCTTGGTTGCCGGCGGTCGGCTTATAGCCTAGCTCCGCTTCCCGCGCGGTCGCCAGCGACCCCATGGAATAAAGCGGCAGCCAGTAGTGTTCATCGACGTAGGGCAGCACCCGTTCCGCGATGAGTTTTTCCATCTTTTCCTGCTGCGCGCCGTCGTAGCGGATCGAACTGGCGTAAAGCCCGCACTTATAGCCGCCGGCATCGCGCAAGGTCCGCGCGCTGCGCAGGTTTTCCAGCGCCAGTTCGAAGTTCTTGGGCGCCACGCCCATGATGTCCTTGAACTGCTCCGGGTCGGCGGCGTTGACCGAGAATTTGAGCGAATCGAGGCCAGCCGTGAAGCATTGCAAGACCACGCCCGGACCCGCCATGCTGCCGTTCGTGGTCAGGAACACGTACGGAACGTGGATATCCTTGCAGTAGCGAATCGCCTTGATCAGCAGATCCGGATTCATCATCGACTCGCCCAAGTAGAACAGGCCAATCTCTTCGACCCCTTCCGTCACCATGTCGAGGGTGATCTTCTGAAAGAGCTTGAAGTCCATGTCGCCCTTGGGCTGCACGGCGCGGGTGCGCAGCGCGCAGAAACCGCAGCGGTAGTTGCAGCGGCCAGTCAGTTCGATCTTGACCGACTTCGGGGCCGGGGGCGCGGATTGGTAGGCCGTGATTTGGGTAATGCGGTCGATGCGCGAGGTAATCATTTTAATATCTCCCATGCGCGTCCGGCATTCACCCACAATGCTTTATTGCTTTGGTCGTTTGAATCTATGAAAAAGGATATTTTTTGGCAAGGTGTAGCCAGTAGTTTTTGCACACAGGCCAGACATGGCGCCTTGCTGCTTACGCAGTGCGC